AGGAGCATTCAATTGCGCTGCTTGTCCTTCCCCATTAATTACTCTAATACTCCCCTTCAATAGTATATTGTAATGCTCGCTTGTATGCTCCATTCCAACTATAAGAGTATTAGGAGGATAGATAGCCTCTCTAATATAGATACCGGGACCAAAACGATGAATAATAGAACAGGGAGTTTGCTCTTCTTTAAGTAAGGCAACAGCTAATTCTTCTTTGCTTTTACTTGTAGTAAGATCAAAATCATCTTGACAGGCTACACTATTGATTGCTTTTGTTATTTGGTTCAAAATAATTCCTTAATTAAGGGTAATAGTATACCACAAATTAGGGATTTTGTCAATCTGCATTTGCTTCTATCATAAGTTCCACTTCTTCTAAACGAAGAGTTGTATCATCAGTATGTCTAAAATCAAAAGATCGTCTACGAAAGGAACCAAGTCGAGTAATTTGTGATCTTTTATTATTCAAATCAACCTTACGATAAGAAGAATGGGTAACATAATCATCATTACTATATCTCACCAGAATATCTGCATCTACTTTATCTCCAATTACTTCTAATTTAGAAACACATTTCTTAGTAGTAGTTGACATTCCCATATTAATAGTTCTAACAAACATGTTAATATACCCCGTAACATCTGAAGTAAAGGAGGAATCTATTTCATACAAATCTCCAGTAGTCTCATCCTGAATTAGATTTGTACCACTATGAATTGTACCGGCAACACCTCTAAAGTATCCCTCTGTATATCCTACTGAAGTAATAGTACCAGTAGCAGGAGAGACAGGCGTACCAGTAACTTGATATGTAAAGGTGTTAGCGTCTACATAAGAGATATTAAAGTCTCCATTGTAAGCCGCTTGTACTGCTCCTGCAATAGTAATCCTATCTCCATCTGCATAACCATGTCCTGCTTTTATAACAGTTGCAGTAGTACCATCTGTTCCAAGAGTAATACTAGTAAGCGTTAGAGCTGCTTGCGCTCGCATAGAGGACCATTGATACCAGAGTTTAGAGGTGAAGTCATATACCAAAGTAATATTAGAAGTTCCTAATGTAAGGACATAGAAGTCATGCCCATTTACTTTTGTATTAAAAGAATATACAGTTGCTAAATCATCCTCAGCAATTATTCTTTCAACAAATGGCGTTGAAATAATTAGAGGAGCAAAACCATTCATTATAGCAATTTGCTTTCCTTGTTGTTGAGTTTGGCTCATCCACACCAAAGTATTATTCATATGCACTACAGAGTATCCTGTAGCACAACCATAAAACATGAACGCATTGTCTACTCGTGCTAAAGGAGAACCAGAAGCATTTGCAGCATCATAGAAAAACTCAGTTGTACTCTTACCAAAAGCAACAATATAATTAAGATGCTTAAAAATAGCCACCCCATCATCGGGTTCCATTTCAGCAGTTATAAAATCAAGAGCATTCCAACTAGTGGGGTCTTCTAAATTAGAGTTATAAATCTCCCCATTAGGAGTCATTACAAAAAAGTAACCATCTAGAAAAACAATACCGGGTACTGTAGTTGCTGGGTAATCTGGGTCTGTAATAGCAGATGTAGCTTTAGTAGCAATATTAATCACCTCTGCTTGTGTAAGTGATTTATACATAATATACTGTGTATCTGAAGAAGAACTAGATTTAATAAAATGAATGGGGATACATCCAGAGACTTCTTGAGTACTTCCTAAAGTATACCATACACTGGGTATACGGGAACCCCCTACAATACCTCCTCCAGCAATCCATAAATTACCATTAAATATTACGCTTCCTTGATAAGTACGAGAGCCATAGTCTGTATTTCCTGTAACTTGTGTCCAAGTTATACCATCTAAAGATTTCCAAACATCTACTAGTGAAGTAGCAGTATCGTGGGAACCTGCAACTACAAATAGATAGCCAGAAAAATTAGACATACTGTGTCCCAGGCGGGTAGACCACTCAGCAGCAGCAGTTGCCTCTGTCCAAGTAATACCATTTGTAGAGTACCAGACATCATTGGTTACTGCTCCTGACTGATCTACTAATTGTCCACCAGATAACCACATCTGATTATTAAAGATTGTTATAGCAGCGGCTAATCTAGCTGTCCATGTTGCAGAAGAAGTTTCTTCTACCCAAGTTGTCCCATTAATAGAACTCCAGACATCATTATGGGCAATCGTGCCATCAAACCCTCCCATAACCCATATTTTACTATTGTATACTATGCAAGAGAACGAAGACCGTGCTGCAAAAGGAGTTCCTGGACTATCTGCTATTTCTTCTACCCAAGTAATTCCATCAACCGAACTCCAGACATCATTAAGAGGAGCAGAACCAGTAAATCCACCAATAACCCATAACTTGCTATTAAAAACAACTGCACTATGCCCATATCTGGCAGTAAAAGGATTTACTGTAGTTTCTAATACCCAAGTGATACCATCAGAACTACTATAAACATCATTTACAACTGCTGTAGTAGCAGTAAGGCCACCAAGATACCACAACTTATTATTAAAAACTACAAGGGGAGCAAGAGTCCTTCCAGTAACGAAAGCAGTTGGCGTAGCTTCTGTCCATGTTTTACCGGGTTCTGTTATAGAAGTATCTATAACAGTATTACCAGAAGCAGCATATAAAACAGTATCTGCACTATATATTCCTTGCCCGCAACCCACTCCTGCACTATGAAAGGATAGGCCGGGTCTTTTTACTATTGCCGTCTGCTCTTGTGAATAGTGCTCTACATATGCATTGACAATTTTAGAGTCCTTGTTTGTAGAAGAACTCCTATTCAGAAAAGAAGTAGCAAATGGGAAACGAATAGCTGACATTGGATTACCGTTTAATAATAGGTGAGAAAGTAGTACTTACTTCTTCTTGTGACCAGCTATCTAGATTCTCTTTATATAGCATCGCCTTCTGTTCAATCCGTTGGAGTTTCCGTTCTGATGCACCATACTCCAAACCAATTTCAGCAGCAAGCCCCCATTTTAATGATTGGTACCACTCTTGAGGAAAATCAGGATTGTCAGTTGAAAGATTAAAATCTGCAAGAGGTTTCTGTACAACTATATGAATTGTAGAGAGGGCATCTGTAGGAACAGGATAAACATAAAGAACCCCATTGGTTAATAGGGGATCATAGAAGACTTGGTTTGGAACCCCTTCAGTATCTTTATCACTAAGATAAGTATATTCCTGTCTAGAGAGAATTTGCAAAGAAGTATCATTACCACTAGAGTCGCGAATGTATGCTTCTTGAATACGAAGCGGACGATTAGTTACAACTGCACCTGTACCAGTAGCGGTATCTCCAATCTGGTAAGAGGCATTAGCAGCTACTAGAGGCACAGAAACATCCCTAATTGCCCACAATGGGTATCCATCTATCTGCCATGCCTTAACCATAATGTTAAGAGCCTGAGCACAGTTTGTGAAGTCTTCTGCATTAGCAGTTTCACTTGTGCCGATTACTTCCAATAAACGAAGAACGGCATTTATAATGTCGTTACGATTTACCAAGAATGTAGTTGTAGTTCCAATAGTCATTAGTCAATACTCGGAGGACGAAGAGAGGTGTCTACAAAAACATCTGTTTCTTCTGGTCTTGAAAAGGGGGTACTTTGGTCATCCTTAATACCCCTTACAAAATCTTGTGGATGCCGTCTTTCAAAATCTTTAGGACAAACATAGAGACCGTCCCATCTGAGTTTTAATTTGGAAGCCTTATACTTCTGCCCACAAACATCACACTCAGCGTTCCAGTCTCCTTTTTTGTAATAGTCAGACTTACCCATTTTTAAGTTCTCAGATTCGCAATCTGTTTAACAAGATGAAGAACAATAGTGAACTCCTTAATACCAGAACCCCATCCTTCAGTTACCAAATTAATAATACCCGTTTTCCCTGTACCAGAGTTATTTTGAAGACCCCCAAACTTACTAAAACATAAGTCCTCAGTCCCCAACAATGTAATAATAGGTACATCAGTAGTAGCATCCCAAAATAACTGAACATCAAGCCCTGTCTCTATAGAACACCAAATCTTATCTATTCGTATTTGATCGCAACGTTGTTGATTACTATTATCCATATAACCAAGAGAAGCAGGATCAACAATAGCAGTAGAAGCAACATCTGAAGTATCAAGAATACCAACAATCTTTACAACAGCATTTCTTGGGCCATCAGTAATAATCTGAGTAGTAACAGCATTAGCCATAATTTATTTTCCTTGTAAGAGAAGAAAGAGGGATTTCTCCCCCTCTCTCTTTAATTAGGCATCAGTACCAATGGCAGGAAGAACAAACCCGGAATTAGAAGTACCATCACCGATATACAAGTTATCAAACAGACCATACTGAACAGCACCAGCAGTAACCATAATGGCAGCGGCAATGTCTAGTGCTCGTACACGGTTTCCAATAATCATACCAGAACCAGTAGTAGCAGTAGTAGATACACGAGAACCAAGTGTTCGGCCACCTATCATTATACCGCCAAGCTTAGATGCCGCAAATCTAACAGGAGCCGGTAGTGGAAATTGTGCTAAGGGTGAGATTCCGGAGATATGTCCGAGAACTTTTCCGCCATACATTTTACCGTATCCTCC